TTAAATGTGATGGAAGGATATAAAATAAATAAAACATATGGAATGAAAGAAAATGATAAAATTTTACAAGAAGAAAGGAGAATATTTATGAACCATTATATCTATTTTGATAAAGATGGAATATTTATACAAAATATTAGAGCAAATATTTCAGATGAAATTATTAGTAATGATATATTCATAAATAAGATACAAACTTCAAAACGTCCAAATAGTAATTACAAAGAAAATAAAATAAATCGAATACTACCAAATATACGATATTTAATGAGAAAATAAATATAATAATTAAAATTAACTTAAACAATAATTATTAAATATAATGTATGTAAAAATAAGTTTTAATATATAGGTTATATCATAATAATAAATATATAAAGAATTGATTATATTATAATATAATATAATATAGAATTTAGGTGAAGATATATTAATGGTGTCTATTAAAATATGTTCATCGGAATATCCGAAAAATAAATATATGGAAATGGAAAAAAGATTTGAAAAGTATTCATTTGAGTTGGATCATTTTCAAAAATATGCTATTCATGGTTTAGTAGAACAAAAAAATGTATTGGTAACAGCACATACTGGTTCAGGTAAGACATTACCAGCAGAATTTGCTATATCATATTTTACGAAATTAGGTAAAAAGGTAATATATACATCACCTATAAAGAGTTTATCGAATCAGAAATATCATGAATTTTCCAATCAATATGAAGATATAGAATTTGGTATATTAACAGGGGATATAAAATATAATCCGGAAGCGGATGTATTGATTATGACAACTGAAATATTGAGAAATTTATTACTGAATGGAACTGGTGATACAAAAATGAGAGGAATAGAGTTTAATTTAAATATAGAGAAAGATGTTGGATGTATAATATTTGATGAGGTTCATTATATAAATGATCAATCACGTGGTAAAGTATGGGAAGAGTGTTTTATAAATATTCCAAATAATGTTCAATTGTTGATGTTATCGGCGACAATTGATAAACCAGAACAATTTGCATCGTGGTTGATGGAGATAAAACAGAGAGATACATGGATAGCAGGTACAAATAAGAGAGTAGTTCCTTTAACACATCATGTTTATTATACATTAAATGATAAGATGATTGATAAGATGAAAAAAGAAGAGATAAAAACAAAAATTCATACGATAAATGAACATATATTAAATTTATCAACAAAGGATATAAAATATAATCAGAGAATAATTGATGAAATTAAGAATATAAAAAGCGAAATGGATAAAAACGATATTAGAGTATCTGAAAAAATGGTATTGAATAAAATAGTAAAGAAATTAAGGAATGAAGAAAAATTACCGGCAATATGTTTTGTATTTTCTAGAAAAAAGGCTGATTTATATGCAAAATATATTGAATTAAATTTACATGACGGTGATAGTGATAGTAGTAATACAAAGAAAACATCAATCGTACGTAATGAATGTAAACATATAATGATGAGTATATCAAATTACAAGGAATATGAACATATGGAAGAATATACAACGATGATAAAATTATTGGAGAAGGGTATCGCAGTTCATCATTCTGGTGTAATTCCAGTATTAAGAGAGATGATAGAATTACTATTTAGCAAAGGATTTATTCGTTTATTATTTGCTACTGAGACATTTTCGGTGGGAATAAATATGCCAACGAAAACTGTATTATTTACATCATTATATAAATTTGACGGGGTTGAAAATAGGATATTATTACCACATGAATATACACAAATGGCAGGTAGAGCCGGAAGAAGAGGATTGGATAAAGTTGGTTATGTAATTCATTTAAATAATTTATTTGATGTACCTGACCATAGTGAATATAAAAATATGTTATCGGGTAAATCACAGAAATTTGTATCTAAATTTAGAGTGGACTATAATTTAATATTAAGAAATATGATAAATACAGATTGTGTGAATAGAGAAGAATTAGTAAAAATAATAAAAAAAAGTATGATGTTTAGAGAGATTGAAAAACAGATGAACGTTTTAAAATTTGATAAATATACAATAGAAAATGGAATGGATAATATGAATATAAATACGAATAAAGAAAAAATAAATCAAGTAATAGAATGGAGAGATATAGAATATATGTTAAGTAATGTAAAAATGAATAAAAAAAAGAGATTAAAGATGGTTGAAAAATATAATGAATTAAAGAGAAAAATAATGAAAAATGAAAAACATGAATTTGAAGAAGTTATACAAAAATACGAGGATCAAATAAATGAAGATTACAATATAGAAAATATTCAAAGAGAGATTAATGAATTAGAAGGGTATATAGAATCCGAGATTTCAAACATATTAATATTTTTAAGTTATTTTAATTATATGACTATGAAAGATGATATGGTATATATAACGAATAAAGGTATATGTGCGTCTATGATTAATGAAGCGCATTCACTTATATTAACACAGATATATGAAGATGGATTATTTAGAGAGATGACGACGGAAGATATTATTGTAATATTTAGTTGTTTTTATAATTTAAAAATTAAAGAGGATAATAAAGTATATAAATATACAGGAAATAATAAAATCATATTAGGTGTATTGAATAAAATGGAAGATATATTTATGGAATATAGTAGAAATGAATTGAAGATGATAAAATATATAAATGATGAAGATTATTATTATCAGTATGATATGATAGAATGTATGGAAAGATGGGTAAAAGTAAAAACAGAAAAGGAAGCTAAAAGGGTATTAGATGAGTGTAAACTATATGATATATATAGTGGTGATATAGTGAAGGGTATATTAAAAATAAATGCAATTGCTGAAGAAATGGAAGTATATTGTGATAAAGTAAATGATATAGAATTAAAGGATAAGTTACATAGAGTTCCTGAATTGACATTAAAATATATAGCGACAAATCAATCTTTATATGTATAAATTTGAATTATGGAATAATATACAATATAAAAATGGAATAATATACAATATAAAAATGGAATAATATACAATATAAAAATGGAATTGTATAAATAATAAATATATATAAAAATTAATAGAATAATGATAAGATTGTATTTAGATAGTAAGCAAATAATGGCATATACGATATCATATGTATTTTTGACGTATGTATTAGTATATGTATTTAAAATTCCTAATTTAATATTAAATAATGAAAAATTGGTAAAAGAATATTATGGTGATAAAATGGTTCATAGTTTTATATTTGACTACGTATTGATATTTGTATATGTTATAATCATGGAGGTGATAGTAACATATAAAGATATTACAGAATTTACAAAAAAACTGATGGTATTGATAGTTGTAATATTATGTATATCAGGAAGTGCGATGTATTATTTTTTATCAAGAAAGATGACTAATAGTTTTTTCTCTCGTTATTTTCATTATGTAAAAGGGCGTGGTTTATTATATGATATGTTATTGGTAATATTAATTTATATTGGTTATTATATTATATCTGAACAATTATATAAATATTAAGTATATTTTATTCATGAATTGGATGTATTTGAATATGTATATAATTAGTGGAGTTAGTTATAGGTGTATATGATGATGATGTTTCCATTTCGGTGATTATATTTGGATTATGAATATAATATATAAAGTCAAGTGATTTATTATGAGATATAAATGTAGAGAATTGTGTAAATAGTGTTGAATTTGGTATATTTAATATATGAATTAATTCATGAAGATTAAAAACATTATTATAAACGTTATGATTAAAATTATAATAATGTAAGGTATGATAAGGTAGTTCAATACGTAAATCATTATTTAATGAATGTAATTGATGAATATTGGTATTACAATCATCTGAATAATCAGAATCATTTTCGGTAGATTCATCATCTGATCTGGAATCTATATGACAAGATTTAAAAATGATTGTATTTTCATCACAATGAATAGATAATTGGTTATTGGATAGATAAAGTTGTTTAAATAAATGATGTAAATGATTTGGTGATAATTGTATATGATTTGATTCATCTTCATAACAAATACTTGTATGTTCACAACGATTAATGATAGTATATGGTATAATACATGATTTAATAATAGTATTATCTGGATCTATGTTTTTCATTTCAAGATGAATGGTATGATTTGATAGAACATTGATAAAGATTGAATGATTTTCATAAATATTTGATAATAATGGTATAAGCATTTTTATAGGAATCTGAACATATCGATTTTGAATGGAATGATAATCATATGTATGAAACCATGATGATTCTAACGATAATTTTAATGTTATATTATCAGTAATATATTTTGAATGAAATATAATATTTTCTGGAAATATAAAGATGGAGAGATAGTTACATTTTTTATGTAATAAATGAATAAAATTTGAGAATAAACGAGTATAGTTTCCAGATGGGATGATGATCATAATCAAATATGAATTGTATATATAATAATATGTGAAATGAATATATCAATTTTATTCTTTTTGTATAGCAGTCGCATCTCCTATATGGTTTAATAATTTATGTGTAATCTTATTTCCATCAGTAGCCAACGATGTAAGTTCTTTAGATATGGTGTTAATTTTAATTTGTTCTCTATCATTATGTATCCAATTTGGATTATCGTGTTTGTATTGGGTTAATGTTTGAAGTTGTTGATTATTATAATCATTAATGGCATCTTTAATGATACCATGTGAAGTATCTTTATTCCATTCATTTTTGTCTTTTACATAGAATTGTTTTCGTTTAGTATCGGTACAATGAATTGGACGTTTATTTTGTTCCATAGAAATAAGTGATTTAACAAGAGTTTCTTTAACATTAGATAGATAACCATATTCACTTATTTGTTCAAGATCGTCGAAAGTGATAACTAAACTTTTAATAAAATCGGTTATATTCATTGCATCTTTACATTCATGATTTAAAAATTGTATAATATTGAATGTTTTTTGATTATTATTTGTTTGATTAATAATACGAGGTTCTTTAGCTATATCAATTAATTTATTTTGAAGTTCTTTATTTTCATTCATTAATTTATGAATAATATCATTATTATATTTATTAAATGATATATCAGTTTTATATTGTTCTCCATACAAATTATTATCATTATCATCTATAATAGTTATATAATCATTATGTTTATTCATTTTATGTTTTCGTAATCCACTTCTTGTTTTATATAATTTATTACAATTATTAATAGTACATTTATAATATATGTCTTTATCTACTGTATTTTTTATAGAATATCTATTATGTTTAAAAGTATTACAATGTCTATTAAAATGCTCTTTAATATTTGTAAAATAATTACATTTTATACATGAAAATTCGTATATATTCATTATATAATTGCTTAAATTATTTTTAATTTATTTTATAATTATTTTTTTATTTAATTAATTTTTAATTTATTTTTTATATATGAATATTATTACCGTTATGATGAAAAATGTTTTGATATAATATTTTTTTTGAAGAGCAAAATAAAATTTTCAATAAAATTTACACTTTTTTGTGTAAATTTACACTTTTTTGTGTAAATGAAAACATGCTCTAAAATTTAAGGAATTTATTATTTTTTGTTATGATATTATGCTAATAAATAGTTTGGTAGTTGAAAAAAGCGTAAAATTTACACTTTTTTGTGTCCAAAAGTGTCCAAAATGTGTCCAAAAAAATCAACTTTTTGAAAAAATCATTTAAGAGAAAAAAAAATCGAAAAAAAAGTATGCTCATGATTTTTTTTGTGATTTTTTATTTTATGAGGCTTATGCTCTAAAACCGAAAATTCGTGTTTTTTAAAAAACTTTGTACAAAAACTTTGGGTCAAAAATTAAAATTGGACATAAAAAAAATGTCCATTTTTGAAAGTTGAGATAAAGTTTCTAAAAAAAGTGTTTTTTTTTAAATTGTTCTTTAAATATCAAAATGAATAATATATATTTGTTGTTTTTGAACTTAAAGAATGGCATTCAAATATTTTCAAATTCAAAAAAGCACGTGCTTTCATTAATTTCTTTAAATATCAAAATGAATAATATATATTTGTTGGTTTTGAACTTAAAAGAATGGCATTCAAATATTTTCAAATTCAAAAAAGCACGTGCTTTCATTAAATTCTTTAAATATCAAAATGAATAATATATATATATGTTGTTTTTGAACTTAAAGAACACAATGAAAAGTAAAATTGAATATTTATTTTAACATATTAAATAAATAAAAATGGATACAGAATTACAACTAACAAACTTAACTGAAAATAGTTGGTATTATAATACCAAATTGCCTAATGATATATGTATTTCTTTTAATGAATACATGCAATTATGGAGTATGAAACCAAATATTAAAAATAAAATAAAATTATTTGGTAAAACTTGCACTATTCCACGAGAACAAATGGTATATGGTATTCATGATTATAGTTATTCAGGAACAACATTTCCCACACAAGATACTCCACCAATTTTACAAAAATATCTTGATTGGGCTAATCAATTTGAAAAAAAACATAATATAGATAACAATCATTCATATAATATGATTTTAGTTAATTGGTACGAAAATGGTTATGATTATATTGGACCACATAGAGATGACGAAAAACAAATTATTCCAAATACAAATGTATGTACATTTAGTTTTGGAACTGTAAGAAATTTTAAAATACATTATCATCATAAACATAAAAAAAATATAAATGATAAATACATTAATTTAAAAGAAACAATACCATTATCACATAATTCTATATTTATTATGGGTGGTCATTTTCAAAATGAATTTAAACATCATATACCAAAATGTCCTAAAATATCTAATACAAGAATTAGTATAACTTTACGCAAATTTAAATAATATTCAATACAAAAATATTTAATACACAAATATATTATATGACAAAACGAAATTTTTCTCGTCCAAAAAATTCTAATACCGAACAAAATAAAAATTCTATAGGAAGTTTAAGTAATTTAGGTGGATTTAATTTATTATCCGGAGCAATCACTACTAATACATGTACAACAGACGATGAATCATTTTATTGTAAATTATCAAGAGGTTATAACAGTATTTCTATGATTATTAATTTAATTATTATATTTTTAATTTTTTGTTTCATTTCATTTTATTTATATCGTTTTTTTTTAAAACGTAAAATAAGTAAAAAACGCTAAAGTATAATTTAATGTTATTTATAATAATAATTTTATATGTATGTACCAATTAGAACAATTAACTATAAAATATTATTTAGATTATTTAGGAGGAATTATATCAGACAATACAAAAGTAAATACTACTATAGGATACTTAGTTACAAATGATATTACACTTAATACAGATAACAACGAACATATATATTACAAAATACTAGGTGATATTAATTCATTAAAACATTTTGATATTAGTAATGGTTCTGATATTATTTTAAAAGAACAACTTGATTTTAGAATTGTATCCTCTTTACAATTACAAATTCAGGCTGAAATACGTAATGATAATAACGATATTATATCTTCTTATGGAACAATAACCATTACAGTCAATTTACAAATTACATATGAAGATACAAAAAAATTGCTTCTTAATAATGAATCAAAAGAAGTAGATATATGTATTATTGAAGATCCATGTATAATGAAACTAAAAATGACACATAATTCATTTTATGAAACATTACAATTATATTCTACCATAGAATATGTTGATAATTGTATTAATGAAGCATTACTTGAAATTCATTCTACTATAGGTGAAAAATTATTAACTTTGACAGGTGAAATGTAAATATCATATACATATACATATACATATATACATATACATATACATATACATATACATATACAATTTAGTTATTTAATACTATGTTTCATTTATTTTTAAGATATTTTTTTTGTTATAAATAATTTCTATCTTTCATTTATAACAAATTATGCCATCTTTAACTAAAGTTGGATATTTCACTGGTCCAAGAAAATCAGCAATTTTAGATCTTTATAACATTGATGATGAAAAGAAATTTTCTATTGATGTTTCATCAAATTCTAATGAAGTTAAATTCGTTTCTGATAATTTAACCATATCATCTGAAAATATGGATTTTAAAACGAAAAATGTAAATATTGGTTCTTCTAACACATCAAATGTTGTAGTCAAAAGTACTAATATTTCATTTGATACATCCAACAATATTAATTTTAACTCTAATCTAATTAATTTTGGTGATTCAACCACCAATAAAATTCATCTTGAATCTAAAAATAATTCTTATCTTGATGTATCTTCTGGTGATATTCTTCTTAATTCCACCAATATAGACTTATCATCCTCTACATTTGATATAGTCACTTCCGATCTTAATGTTACTTCTACTGATATATCTCTTGTTGGAACTAATAATATCGATTTATCTGCTGATACTTTTAATACCAGTACTGTTAATACCACTATGAATTCAACTGATATTGAAGTAAATGCTACTAATGTTTCACTCGATGGTAGTACTAAGGTAGAATTACTTTCTAATGATATTGATGTATCCGCTAGTACAGTAGAAGTTAAATCAGGTTCATCTAATCTTAAAGTTACTGATTCATCTGTAAATATTGTTGGTTCTAATACAAAATTAGAGGCATCGACCGAATTAGATTTATCATCTGTGACCGTTGATATTGATGCTACTACATTAAATATGGATGGTTCTACATTAGTCGATATTAACGCTACAAAATTAGATGTTACTGCTACTGATATATCTCTTGTATCATCTAACGAAATTACATTAATATCGGATTCTAATATGAATTTGAATGCTAATGATACATTAACTTTAAAAAATAACAACGCATCCATTGAATTAGATCCTACATCATTATCTTTTACTACTAATGGAAAATTAAATGTTATATCAGAAGAAAATATGACATACAATGCTGATAATGTTACTACAACAGCTAATACATTAGATATTGATGCTACCTATGTAGATATAGATGCTACAAATGTTACAATTGATGGTAGTACTAAGGTAGAATTACTTTCTAATGATATTGATGTATCCGCTAGTACAGTAGAAGTTAAATCAGGTTCATCTAATCTTAAAGTTACTGATTCATCTGTAAATATTGTTAGCACAAATGCAAAATTAGAGGCATCGACCGAATTAGATTTATCATCAGTAACAATCGATATTGATGCTACTACATTTGATTTAAATGCTACTGATGTTTCTTTAAACGCTACCACATTATTATTAGAAGGAACAACATCACTTGATATTTCATCACAAGATGTTAATATAGGAGCATTAGATTTTTCACTAGTTACAGGAAACAGTAAAGTTGATATGTCTACAAATATTGTTTTTGATTCTTCTAATATTGATATTAAAGGTGGTTCAAGTGTAGATTTATCGTCACAAACATTAAATTTAACAACTAATACATATACAATAAATTCAGAATATACAAATTTTAATACTGAAGCACGTTTAGGTATATCTAGTGAAAATTTAGATATCTCAGCAACATCAACTACCAAATTTTATGCTGGTAATAATAGTATATTCGATATTTCAAATGATTTTACTATCACATCTAATACATTTGAAATAAATAATAGTACATTTAATTTAAATACTACAGGTGATATTTCGTTTAATACTGATACTGGAAACATTACATTTTTCAATAGCAGTAATACAGATGCTTCATTTCAATTATTACATACAGATAATAAATATAATTTTACAGATGTTGCTAAATATTTATATGATCTAAGTTATGATCTAACAAGCAAAATTACTACCGGAAATACTGATTTATCAAATGATATATTTAGATTAGAAACTTCATATAATCTATTACTATCTGGTTCGGATATATCATTAGATTCATTATTAGAAATTGTTAATAATTATACTGAATTAGATACTGATCAAGCAGAACAAATTGTTCAATTACAATTATCTTTACATGACCTTATTTTCCGTTTCAATACACTTGTTGGTGATACTAATCCGGAACTATCAGTTGACGTCTCAAATGATGTGAGCTTTTTAAATGTGTAAACTATTATAACGAACATCAATATCAATATCATTATCAATATCAATATCAATATCAATATCAATATCAATATCAATATCAATAATAACAATAAAATAAAATAAAATAACTATATATTGTATTTTATTTTATGACAATATATTCGTTTAAATCTAACTATTATTATTTATATTCATGTTTGGATATTTTTTTTTTGTAGTATTTTATTTCTATATTTGATATATAAAAATGCCAAGTTCAAGAATACTTCAATATAGGAAATATCCAAGATATTCGAGTAAAGTTCGTTTATATGATAGAAGTTCTGATAACTCCAATAATCCAGTAAATGTTATCCAAGTAAAAGATACATCAAATGTAATTATAGATACTAATCATGCTGGTAGTGTTAAAAAGGATTTTTCAGTTGATCAATTAATATCTGGTTCAGAATCTTTTTTAAATGTTAGTTCAACAAATATTAATTTAAAAGATATTTCAAATGTTGTTTTTAATACTGGTTTAACAGGTAGTAATATAGATATTTCAGCATCATCATTAATAGAATATCATGCTCCTAGTTTTAATTTAGGATATAATAGTGTTTCTGATATTATTCAATATACTTCTGGAACTGCAAATTTAAAAATTGATGGTTCTAACAATAATTTAGTATTAGATTCTAGTAATATTGAATTGAATTCTACAAAACAAGATATTGATTCTACAAATGTAAATTTGACTTCCAATAATACATTCGATATTGTAGCTACAAATGTTGATATAAATCCTATCAATAACTTTAATATTGATGTGAATGATCTGTCATTAAATGCTACAAATAATGTAGTATTAGATTCAACAAATATTGTTGTTAATGCAACTGATATTTCATTAAATTCTAATACTAATATTGAACTATTGGGTAATAATAATGTTACGTTAAAATCAGGATCATCAAGTTATGTTGACTTATCAAATGGAGAAACAAATGTTTTGGCAGGTGATATTATTGTTAATCCATCTACAAAATTGGATATTTCAAGTAATATAGTCGATATAGATGCTGAAAATGTTAATATCGATGTAACAAATATAAATATTAATTCTGATCAAAGTGTTAAATTAAATAATTCAGGTTCGAGTGCGTTTGAAATGACAACCATTAATAGCGGTGAATTAGATATTTCTAGTAATAAAATTGTTATGAATAGTAACTATGATATTTATTTGAATAATGATATAAGTATTAATGGTATTTCAGGTGATATATCTATGCTACAAAATACGATTGGTTTTTCAGGTGAAACAATTGATATATCATGTGCTAGTAATGACATTATTTTTTCAGAAAATAATAGTACAGATGGTTTAGATATTTCATATATTGTTACTGATGCGTCATTAAATGCTAGTAATAATGTTTCAATAAATGGAACAGATAAAGTACATGTATTGTCTGATGTAAAAGTATATCTATCAGGTAATAATAATGTTACATTAAAATCAGGAACATCAAGTTCTGTTGATTTATCAAATGGAGAAACAAATGTGTTAGCAAGTGATATTATTGTTAATCCATCTACTGAATTAGATATTTTGGCAAATAATGTTGATATAAATGCTACTAATATATCATTTGATGCTACTGATATTGATATTTTAGGTGTTAATTTAGAAGTAGAAGGATTAACAAAAATAGATGCATCTGGTGATGACGTTAATATAGTATCTTCATCGTCTACAAATATAAATAATCAAGATAAAAATGAAATACAGGTTACACCAACATTAATTGAAGTAAAAAACACCGAAACGTCAGGAGTTGATCTTTTATCATCAAATATAGAATTTAAATCAGATAATGTTATGAATATAAATACACAAACATTTACACAAACACAAACACATAAATATGAAAATGATGCGACGGAAGATGTATCTAATGTAAGTATATTAGGAAATGTTGTGCAAACGGATAATACAACAATAAATTCAACTGATATATCATTTGTTTCAAATGGTAACAAAATTATGAATAATGGAACCATAGATGATGCTATTAATGTAAATGTATCTAATAATATAAATTTAGAAACAACTGAATTAAATGTCACAGGAAATAAATTTACAATTGAAGGTAGTGATTTAGATATTACAACAGGAACATTCAATGTAAATAGTTCATCAGGAATAACAGTTGACCCGAGTGATAGTGATATTATTCTATTTGATACAGCAAATACAGATAATTCATTCCAATTATTACATTCCGATGTAAGATATAATTTTACTGATGTAGCAAAATATATGTATGATATGAGCTATGATTTTAATGAATATTATAACGAAAATTTAGGAATTCTACGAATTAGATTCAACAATCTTGAAGCATCATTTAATTCTACTATATCAGGAGAAGGTGTTGATACACGAACATTAAAAACAATTGTAGATGTTTATAATAATTTAGATATCTCTCAGGAAGAACAAATTTATCAAATGCAAAGCACATTTGTGGACGTTCTGTATAGATTTAACGAACTTGTTGGTGTTGATAATGATGATTATATAGATGTATCATATACGATATCAGCTGAAGATATAGATAGTAGTTTTGTAAATGTAGTAGAACCTACTGGAGTAACATATGATTTAAGCGCTTCGACATTTGGTTTTTACTATATAAAGGATAATAATGGTCAAATATTAAATAATTTAACAATAAACTCTGAATATTTAAAGAGTGGAGATAATGTTACACTGATTTTTATTAATACCAATGGAGATAAGGTATATAATTCAGAAGAAATAATACGATTTACTATTACAACAGATTATAATAAAAAATATAAGTTTACAGCTATCAATGATATACCAACTGGTTACGTTTTATCTCAAATAATGTTATAATTAATAAAAATAAATTTATTTAAATCATTATTAACATAAAATGATACCGATAATTTAGTATATAATAATAATTAAAATAATAAATAATATATAAATAAAATATATACAATCATGGAATCATACAAGGATTTTTTATCTATCTATCATACGTCAATACGTAATATAGCATCATATACATCGATCTCTATGGGTGCATTAGCATATTCGAGATTTTATAGGGGA